CAAAAGTTAGTTCTATATTTTCTGGTGTAGGCTCTAAATCATTATTTACCATTTCTAAAGCAATTCTATATTGCATTTGCTTTCCTTCTGGAGTTAATTTATTATTTAAGTTAGTCATAGTTTTTTTGATTTGAGTTAAAATTTAATTAATTACTGAACTAAGTATAAACTATGGTTTTTAAAGTGTCAAGTAAAATATAAAATAATTTTGTTTACACACGCCACACGGTGATGACTTGGCATTTTTCCCTTGTTGGATAAGGGTTTATTTTTTTTGTGTTTTTGGCTTGGAATCAATCAATTTAATGATTTCTTTGTTAATCTTTTTGTATTCTTCAAGATCTAATGATGGGAAGATGGGTAATAGCTTGTTAATTAAGCTTTTTATAATTAGGTTCTTATCTTCTAGCTTCAATAATGCCTCTAATGTTGTTGGTGATACTCTTTTAATGATTGTTTTGTTATCTAGTAAATCCATTATTTAACTGGTGAATTAGTGTAAACATTGATGATTTTATCGTTGCCATCTCTCTCCTTGTTGGTGTATAAGTCTTTATTGTTGTTACAAAGGTCAAATATGATCCCTGCCGTTGCCTTGCCTTCATTAAGTCTTTCCTCTTTATCTGCTAGTATATGTTGCCTAACTTTTTCGATGGTACTAAAAAACTGCTGATTCTCTTGGTAATTTCTTATTGTGTTCGTGGTGCAATTAAGAAAAACTGCTAACCGCCCTAAAGTCATAGGTTTTTCATTTTCTTTTATCCAATCATAAAACTCATCTATTTTTTTTTGTAATTCTTCTGTTGATTCAAATAATAATGGTCTTCCTCCTAAGTCCTTTGCTTCTTCTGTCATTTGTTTAGATATTAATTGAAATAGCTTTATTATATATCCTCGTTCCTTAATGTCAATTCTTTCTTCCTTCTGCCTTATATTCAAATACATCTTCTATATCTAACTTTAAACAATCAAGATTTTGTTCTATTGGCAATGCAAATTCTTTTCCTGATTCCTTTTTGCTCCGCCTAACAAACTTGTTAAATAATCTTTTCATTAATTCTTTTTGTTTATCATTTGGATTAATATCGTTAGTTTCGATATATTCTGCTATAAAGGTATTTCCTAATAGCTCGACATTGTCTGATCCGTGTTTTTTTATTAGTTTATTAGTCATAGTTTTTTAATTTAAATTTTTTTAAACTCCTAGACATTTCTTGTATTCAATGCCAGTTGCTACATCGCATTTACTAATGCCATTTGCCATTCCTGAAAATCCTAGATATATTAAAAAAATCCACAATAAAGATTGTGCTGATTTATAAATTATTCTTTTCATAATTATTTATTAAATTGTTAAATTCTTTTTTCTGATCTGTTGTAGCTCTTCGATCAAAGCAAGATCCGAGTATAAATTGCTTAGCCTTAGGATTTTGCCTTACCGCCTCCAATACTATTTCAGGAGTTTTATGTAAAACAAATTGCAAAGCTAATCCATTTATTTTAACCGACTCTAAACATTCTTTTTCAGTCTGGTTGTATTTAAACATTAATTCAAAAGGGTTCATTTTTTTATTAATTTTAATTGATTACATTATTAGTGTAGTATATTAAACTATGTTAGTCAAGAATTATTTTAATTTAATTTGATCTTTAATTTCCTTTAATATTTTTTTTATTGGTTTGCTTATATGCTCCATGTTAAAAATTATTTACTGATTCTGTAAATCTTGAAAACTTACCTTCAAACTCAAAGCCGACGACCCCTGTTGCTCCGTGCCTATTTTTGGCAATTATTAACTTTCCATTATTAGAAAAATAGCCTCCGCTCTCTTCTTGGTTTTTGTCCCTGTGTAATAATATAGCAACATCCGCATCTTCTTCAATACCACCCGAACCTTTTAAATCATTAACTGTTGGCTCTTGGTTATTCTCAACTCCTTTACGGCTAATTTGTGCTAATGCTACAACTCCTACATTATACTTTTTAGCTATTTCTTTTAATCGGCTTGTGTTCTCTTTTATGGCACTAGCTTCATTAAAATTACCTTGATTTAAAAATCTTATGATCTGGATATAATCAATAAAAACCATATCTACTGGCTCTATTTCTAATTGCTTTTTGATTATGTTTTCAATCTGTGATACATTAAGAGATGATGAATCATTAACATAAATATTTAATTCTCTTAGATTCTTTTTAGCTTGTTTGATTGATTCTAATTCTGATTGATTAAATTTTCTGATTTGTAGTTTATAGCCATCAATACTAACCATATTACTAACAAATTTTAGGAATACATTTTTTTTATCAACTTCTAGTGATATAAACAGGCATTTCTTACCTGAATCACTAGCTTTTAATATCATTTGTTGAGCGATGGAAGTTTTACCAACGGAAGGTCTAGCACCAATTACAACTAATTGCTTCTTATAAAAACCGCCATTTAATATATTATTTAATTTATTAAAACCTGTTGTTACAAAATCATTATCTAGTAAACTCCTTTCATCATTTTCAATATCAGTAATTACCTCTGATATATGTTGCACCTTTTGAACTGGATTATTACTATCCAATTTTAGCATATCGTTCTGTAATTTAGAAGATAAATAATCAAAATTCTTGTCTTGTAATGACTCCTTGCAATTCTCAATCAAAACTTCTAATTCTCTTTTTTTCCACAGCTCAATTAGTGTTTTTGCATAACCTCTTATATCGGCAGTTCCACTTGCTAATTGTATTAATATTGAAAGGTATTTACTGCCCCCTAGGTGCTTAAAAGCTACATTATTTAAGCAACCCTTTAGGGTTACAGGGTCAGCAGTTCCGCCTTCTTTTCCTATTCTTATAAACTCCCTCCAGATAATCTTATGCTCTTCATAATAAAAATGCTTTTCTTCTAAAATATCAGCTATATTTAGAAGTAGGCTATTATTCATTATAGCAGATCCGATTATTACTTGCTCTGCTTCTATGTTCTCGTATTTAGTCATTGCTTTTTTTATTAATAGCTTTTTCTCTATAAATCTGATTATGTAACTCTTTAATCTCCATATCCAGATCTACTAATTGATTAATCAATTTGTTAGAATCGTAATTTTTTAACCTTTTTTCTTGTGCTTCCTGTTTATCGTTAAGGTCATTTATATATTTTATAGACTCTTTAGATGTTCTAATTCCTTTTCCTTGTGTATCTTTTAACCAGTCGTTAAATTCTAATTGTATTTTTATGAGTTCTGAAGTTGGGTCATTGTTTATGTCGTGAGCTATTTTTTGCCTCTTTTCCTCCATTTCTAACAACATTTTTTCTAGTATTTTTATTTTATATGTCATAATTATTTTAATTTAAGGTTAATAAATATATTCAATTTCTTTAATTCCAAAATTATCTTTTACAATTTTTCTAATTTCTCGTTTCTGATCTTTTGGCAAATTATTAAGTTTTTCTTTATTTTCTTTCGTTGTGTGAAAACAAGCCAAATTTGAGTTTTTAATACTTATTCTATTAATCAATGTAGCATTTATCATTTTATTGATTAAATCGGTTGTGCGTTGCTCTGTGTTTGATTGAGTATCTATTTCTAGGTATTCTTTCCATGTTTCACCGTTTAAAAATGATATTACTTGTTTTGTGTATATATTTTTAGTATGGCAGTTCTTAATATAAATTTTAGTTCCTCTGATTATATCTTCAAATTTATTTTTAGATAAAAGCTTCTTAAATTTATCTAATGCCTTTTCTTTGTTTCCTTTAGGGGTGTGCAATATTTTGTATTCATTCCATAATTCTTTAAATTGTGATTCTATCAGACTATTTACTTCTTTCTTTTCTTTCTTTTCATTCTTAGTTGTGGTTGATTGTTGTTTGATTGTTGTTTGGTCGTTAGTTGTTGGTTGTTCTATTTGCTGGTTGCTGTCAATTTTTTTATCTTGATAATCGCAATAGTTCTCTACCTTTATAATAGAAAATTTGTTGGTTGTTGTTACTGCTATTTCTTGGCTTAATTTTAACTTATTTAAAGCTGTTTTAATTTGTTGCTCTGAAAGACCAGTTTCCTTTGAAAGTTCTTTTCTTCCTGTCAAAAACTCCCCTCTTTTGATCAAAATACCACGCCAAGTTTTATCTTTAAAATTAGCTTTTAATAATAAATGAATAAAAAGGGTTTTGGTTGGTATATCGTCATACCATTCCCATTCTAAAATTTTTCTTTGTAGCTTTATAAATCCGCTATCTATTAAATTTGTCATTATTTTTAAAATTACCTGTTAGAACCTGATCCTTAATATCGTTTGAGTAATGCGAAAATTGCATTTTTACAGCATCAATAATAATCTCTGCTGCGTTTATTTCTTTTAATTTTGTTAGTATTTTGGCAGTATGCCTACGATGAAGTCTATTAACTTCTTGAATTTTATTTTCCATATTTAAACTTATTACTTAATTACTTGGACAACCCCATTACGAGGCGTCCGTTGTTAAATTGTTTTGTGGAACGATTTTAACATATCTTATTATTAACCTGTAATTTTAATTGTCAAGAGAATTTTAGACATAAAAAAAGCCGTAGTCTATGAAGGCTACGGCACAACCTAATAAAAGGGCGTGTGTTATTTTAAGGGGGGCTGTAATCAACTAAATTTAACTATGAACTAATGGACATCGTGAAATGAGTTTCCCCCCTTTGGCTTGAAGTGAAAAAAGCCAGATCCATATTACGAAATGACTTTTATTTGTCAATAGTAAATAAAAAGTTAAAAAAATACTTGACTAATACAATTTAATGTTTTAAACTAGATTTTGTAATTAATTAAATTTAAAAATAATGACAAACAGATTAAACATATTAAAAAACTCCTTAGAAAAGAAAAAAAAAGTTTTAGATCAAAGATTTAAAACGCATTTTGACGATGTTAAGAGCGGAAACGGTCAGCCAATGAATGACAAAAGAAACGGAGCTACTACTCTTAAACGATGGGATAAGCAAGAAGAAGCTATTAGGAATCAAAATAAAGAAATTGAAAAAACTAAGAACGCAATCGAAAGGGAGGAGTCAAAAATAAAACATTGTGAAGCTGTTAATAAAGAAATACCAGAGCCAATTTTAAAATTAGTAGGATCTGGAGAATTAGCACAGTGGAGAAAGTTCCCTAATAGATTTTTTGTTACAGGAGTTAAAAGTGGTCGTATTATATGGGATATAAAAAAGCAAAAATTATTATGCAGTCATATCGCAGAAATACCAGACGATCAGTATGCAAAATTTAGGGATATATTTAACAACTTAAAAAAA